CATCACAGGCTTGACTTGGTCACACATTGTTAAGGTGGCAACTAGGGTTACAGGACTGGTACTCACCACTGTTGCTGTCACCACCAGCATTTGTTGCCATGCTCAAAAGTCAGTGTTGAATTGCTCACTGTGCGGAGAGAAGTCGCAGATGCGGGAAATGAAGGCATCGTGCTTCTGGATGCGACGCACACGCAACCAAAGCGAGACCATATCGGCGATCATGAATCCAAACACTGCAAGTGCAATCAAAATGTTCAACATCTCAACCTCCCAAGGTCGGCACACCCCAGTGCATCACGTGACACACTGGCTTGCCACAGAAGAATCCTGTCTCCACAATCCAGGTGCCTTCCGGGATATCAATGTATTTGTTGACCATGTCACCTGGTTTGTAGCCATTCCACTCGCCACCACACTGGAATGCACCAGTGTCATCATTGCGAAAGGCAGCGTATGCCATATCCTCTGCAAAGTACAACTGCTTGCCTGCCATTTGATCAAACGTGACATAGCGCGTATGGTGCTCTTTCATCCAATTGAAGACCAATTCCTGCACCTTTGCAGGGAACTCTTTGATTTGTGCCTTTGTCACTTTGGTGTACATACCTAATCTCTCCACCTTAGTCTACCATAATCATACTCTTGCAAGGTAAACAACAGGTAAAGAAATTCCTAAAATTGTACTAAAACCTGCCATTGGCCCATTCTAACAGCAAGTAGACAATCAAGAGTATGAACAGAACAACTCCACATTCCATAGCATTTCTCACAATGCATAAGTGCCAAAGAGCAATATCAAGCATATGTAGATGCACAAAATCAATGCCAAAATGCCAAGTATCTTGATGATCAAATGTTCAATGCAAGACATTCATCCACCGCCATTGACAATGCCACGGTCAAGTCAATTGGCTTGTTTGCAGCCTTCTTCATGAACCGCATATGCTGCCCTTCTTCCTTCTTGGCAGTGTTGCGGATGTGCTCACGCATCATAGGATCCCCAGAATGCAGATATTGCCTGTGGATTATCATATCATACAGCTGCCTGTCTGACATCAGCCTTCTTCCGGCCTGGTTGAATGACTTGAATGGTGCAATGCCCTGTATTTGCATGTCTGTTGCCAGTTTATGCATCTGGTATGGATCGTACACCACCATGTACACATTGTAATCATCACACAGTTTTCTAATTGCTGGCTCAATGGTTTGCGTGAAGTCCAGTGGGTGCCCAGGCATGGGAGTGAATGCAATGACCGCACGCTCCACTACACGTCTGAATTCAGCATCCCAAGCATCCTCCGGGTGCCTTGATACAGCAACGACAGCAGCACAGTCGGCTGCATATCCAGCATCAACACCAACAATGATTGGTGTCATGTCACCTCTCTGTAATGGCCCAGCAAGCGGATCCCTACACCGATCCCAATATATCATGTCCTCAAACAGTGCAGTTGTTGACGTCACCCATTGGTTGCGATGGACACGCAGGAATTCATTTGGCGTCAGCAACTTCTCTTCAGCTGCATAGTATTCCTTTGATTGCCATGGCATTCTTGGCTCATGTGACCAGAATGTCAATTGGTTTGACACTCTGTTGACATACACGGGCATGTCAGGGAATAGTGGGTGACGTTCGCCATGGTTGACACCAACATCATACAATTGCCACAGCGTGTTGGACTCACCCTCATATCCAGCATAACTTTCCACCCATCGTAGGGCATAACCATACAAAGTTGGTGGGATTGTCAATTCAGTCCAGATGCGTTCTTTGTGTTTTTGAGCATACCCCCAAAGTTCTGACCAAATGCTCATCAATGGTTCAGAACCTGCCTCTCCTTCTGCATCGCAAGGAATAGCCTCTATGACTGCACCGCTTGGAAGCGCAATCTTGGGAGGAGAATATGTGGCTTTACAATTTTGATATCTTCCACCCAGTTTTTTGTGTAAAGTTATGCACCTTGCCATGGCATTGAAGATACGATCTTGAGATTGTTTACCATCATTTGCCAGGCAATAGATGTGGGATGCCTCATTGATCTCAGCCATGTACATGCCGACTGCTGCAGCGACGGCTGTCTTACCAGATTTCTTAGGTTCTGACCATACAACAGTGCTGTACTTTAGTTTGCCATCCCCATCACGTGCCAATGCTTCCTTGAGGATACGCTTTTGATAATCCGCAAGCCTGATTGGCCCAGCCTGCAAGACAGCAGCATCCTTGGGATTGCGAGGACGATCAACCAAGAAGTTGTCTTCGATCCACTCAATGACATCAACAGTGTCATCGCCACGGATAGGATCCAGCAATGATAATTTTGATGCCCACTCATTGGCGAGCGTTGCCATCAGCGACTTTGGTGGTTCTGGTGTTGCTATGTGGCTCAGAAGTGTCATCTAATGACTCCCAAACGCTTCAATATGCGTCTGAACCATGGCACAAATGGATATGGTCTACCGACGATCAACCCACTGGCAGCCATGTTCCTCACTATGCGCTTTGGCAATTTGTCAGGCTTTTGTTTCTTCATCCTTCACCACCATAAGATCATCCAATCCTGGCATCACAACAATTGGTACTGGCTTCCCTTGTCGTCTTGCCAATACTTCAGCGGGAGTGAAGAAACCATTCCCATCTGCCAAATCCTCGAGCATGGCAATATCATTTGGGCAGGGTTTGGTAACATTTGCCATCAGTAGGATGATACGCATTTCATTACCATGTTCATCTGCACATTTGACCAATGCATATTCTTTGACTGTGCGTGCAATTTCAGCATCCATCATGGTGATGGAAATGATCTTCTTGCCAATCAATGCTTCTATAGAGGATAGAATGTCAGTCATGCTTGCTCCAACGCCACTGCACTCTCACCTTGAATGGAACAACATCCAAGTCCAACCAATATGCTTGCACCAAACGCAGTGCATACAATATTCTAACCAACCACCACTCAAATGCTATCTTCCCTTGCATCTTGATTCCTCTAGAAACGTAATATACTTTGGCACCACTATGGCAGGTGAGTGATTGGCAAGTATGGCACTAGCATTCCTAACAATATCCATGCACTCATCACGGTGCAAATTCTCAACGAAGTCCACCAAATCTTTCACAGTCCCCACTGCCAAACAATTGACATCATCCTCAAATACACCACCCTCCAATAGCCAATCTTTGTGCAAAATCAATACAGCACCAGCATCGATGGCTTCTAAAAAGCAATACTGTGTACCACCACCATCACCATGAATTACACTCATATCCACAACAAATTCAGCATTGCTGGCAAGCATGACAGCAAACCCAGGAATAGCAGGAAATGGACCGAAATAGTATGGGCCTGTATAGTATCTGCCTTCCCAACCATCATATTTGCCAAGGATCTTGTTGTACAAATACATTCGATTGTGATTGGATCCCCACATATATATCTTGTTGCGTGGTGACAACTTTTCATTTGCCTCCACTATCATATGAGTATTTTTGTCCCAATCCAACCTGGAAAGTGAGACAGCCTTTGTATAGCGCCGACCATCCTTTGGTGTACAAGCCACATATGGGTGCTGTATAAACTTGGCCTGTACACCATACTTTGTCAACATTCCCACATTTGCCTCACGTATCACGATGGGGCATATGTTCATAGTCTTCAATATAGCATCGAAACCACGATCCATCTCAGTCCAATCATGGATTACCACTTGTGCACCTGCCTCCAATAGTGCATCTATATTGGCAGTGTCTTTGGCATATTCGGTGCATGTTATGAGCGATGGAACATTTCTAACAACGTCAATGGCATCATCCAAGCATAGGTTGCGATACGTAACGCCACAACCAAAGTCACGGCATTTATTCTCAGTCCTGGCACGAACTTTGTATACCTGTGCGTTGTATCCCATGCAGCACATTGCATTGCAGAGGTGTTGTGTGAATGTTGGAAAACCACCATACTTGTATGAGGACATATAGAACAATGCTATGTCATCCATCTCTAATCTACCTTTCGTTTGGCATTCTCAATCACATCAAAGTCCGTCGTGTCGGGAGCATGGTATTTTGGCAGCAATCCCACACGACTCCCAGAACCAGCGTTACATCTGTTACAAGGAATGAATGTCCTTTTGCGGGAGTACAAAATACGACGTGCAGACTCAAATATGGCACCAGTCCACACATCTTCCACATGTTCATGCATCACGTTCCCACATACCAGTTCGTGTTTCCAATCCATACAACATATACATACATCACCATTGTAACAAATACTCATTTCACGAAAAGGGAGCGTGCAAACCTTGTCCAAAGATCTATTGACAGGTGGTTGGGCATTACCAGCGTGATTCATTATCACTCTGGACCGCTTTTGGCCATCACGTTTGCCAAGATCATCCATTAAGATAACGATTGGACCCAATTTGCGATGATAATTATGCCAAGGAGATGGACAATTATCATTATCATAGAAATCATACACAGGCACAGTGGTGTTGCTTTGCACCAATTCTCTCAGACCATCACGCTCTGGATAATATGTATCTACTAAGATGATATCTATGCCAAGGTCGAAAATATCATTCAATGAGTGTTTGTTGGTTATCAATGATTGACCATTTGTTGTTATTTGGAACTGTGTCTTTGGGAGGCAATTCCGAAACATTGTCACTATGGAATCGAACTTAGGATGCAAGGTTGGCTCGCCATGCATAGCAAACTCGATCCTGGCATCTGGACAATAGTGTTTAATACCATCAGCAATGTGTTTGGCTATACCATAGTCCATGTATCGCAAATCATCCATGGGATGTTTGCGTATGGCTTTGATTCCACAGAACCAGCATCTGCGATTACAACCTTCCACAAGTTCTATCTGAATTGACCAAGGCTTTTGTATATCCATCTACATATACCTAACCGGTTGTTTATATGCTATCTTCCCTTGCATCTAACACATCCATAACCCATTTGATTGCAGGACGCAACTCAGGAGTTGGACTCTCACCTAACATTATGGCAAGGATACGTTCAGTGGCCTTGCGCTTGGCCCAATAGTGCATCACCAAGTATAACATTAGAACCAATTCAGCTGCATGAAATCCTGTCTCAGCACTGTGGAATGCAATAGCAGATCCCAGGCCTGCCAACAATGCCAAGAAGATTGTCATTGCAATGTCTTCCATTATGATCCTTCCTGGTACCACTGATGATAATGCCCTATACCTTCTGGACCACCTTCACCAAATTGAGCAACACCTTCCACCCTTGCTTGAGAACCAGGAATGTTGCCTGCAATTACAAACTCTCCTTCAGTTAAGCATCCAAATCCCGTTCTCGCTGTTCCAACCACATTTCTAACAGGAACATCCATTGCAACCACAATGCCTCG